ATGACCGAGCACAACCGCATCTACGCCTTGCTCAACCAGGACGACGCCCCGGTCGTCCCGCCCGCACCATCCCCCGCCGCGACCCTCGCCTGCCTGACGCTCCTGCTGGATCAGCGCCTATCGCTCGACGCGATCCTGCTGATCGCGGAGACGCGGGGCGTCGGCGCGGGCAAGGTCGCGCTCGAACTGGCGCGGCGGATGGCCGCAGCGGGGATCGGGGCGTGATGGGCGCGTACCCCCCCGAGGCCGCGCGCCTCGCCCGCCAGGTGGTCGCGATCTTCAGCGACCCGGAGTCGTTTCCGGGCCGCGCGATCCCGCCGCACATCGCGGCACTGCTCGGGATCGAGGCGGCCATCTCCACAGGCCACCCGCCGTCGCCCGGCCCCACGGACAGCGTGCGAGAGGAGGTGCCACAAGAACGGAAGAGCAAGCGCGCCGCATAGCAGTCCCCCTGAGTCGCCCGTCACGCGCCAACGTGGCCCGCGATTCACGAGCAGCGTAACCCGCCAGCGTCCGGTGTGGCGCAATGAGTTTGGAGAAGGAGCAATGCACAGAGAGTTCGCCCGGATCGACCGCAGCCCGATCAGCGACGCCACGCTCGACCTGTCCGCGCTGAACCAGGAGATCATGGCCGTCCGCCGCGCGCAGATCGCGGAGGAGATCAAGATGCTTGACTTGCAGGCGCGCGTCAATCGCACGCTCGGCGCGATCAGCGACCTGACCTATTACCTGGAGCAGAAACGCAAAAAGAACGCCGCCCCAGAGTCACCTGAGGCGGCGTAGTCGGCACCAGGATAGCGCCGTTCAACACCCGAAAGGATACACCCAATGAGCAATCCCGCACAAGCGAGCACCTACCCGTTCCCCCACAGCGCCCCGACGCCGACGCTCCCGACCGCCGCGATCCGCCGCATGCGCCCGTGCGACGAGGAATTCGGCCACGTGACGCGGCAGTATCCGACCACGATCCCGCTGCTCCCCGAGACGGTCGACCTGTTCGTCTCGCAGGATGTGGACGTGCTGTGGGCGGGGCTGCGACTGCTGACCAACGCTGAGCGCGTGGGCCTCATCCTCTGGACGCTCCGCTATCGCCAGCCGCACGTCGTCACGCTGCTCCGCGCCAGCGACATGCACGCCGAGGCGGCCACGTTCGCCGCGTTGCGCTTCGAGACGGTCGAGGATGCGGCGGCGGCGTTGCCCGCGCTTGAAGCGGTTCGGGCCGCCACCAGGGACGCCACCAGGGACGCCACCTGGGCCGCCACCTGGGCCGCCACCTGGACCGCCACCAGGGACGCCACCTGGGACGCCACCTGGGCCGCCACCAGGGACGCCACCTGGGACGCCACCTGGGACGCCACCTGGGCCGCCACCAGGGCCGCCACCTGGGCCGAAATGCAACGGGCGGGCGGGCGTCAGGTGCTCGCAATCCTGGCGGCGCGGGAGGGACCACAATGATCGACCCCTGCCAACGCTGCGACGGTATGACGATCGACCCGCGCGTGCTGCACGACCTACGCGCTGCCCAGCGCGGGATCGTCAATCTCAACGCGCTCGACACTGCCGAGCAGATCGAGGCGCTGGCGATGGCGCTGGCCTTCGTCATCCGCGCCGTCAGCACCGCCTGTGAGCAAGAGCAGGACGAGGCGGGGCGGGCGGCATGAGGGAGCAACACGGCGCGCTCCTCATGCACCAACACACCTTCATCAGCGGTCCGCATAACCACGGTGGTGCGGCAGCCCAGTTCGCGCACTGCCACGAGGGCGGCGATCGCGCACACCGGCACGAGGATACCGGCCCAGCCTACTACCCCGGCGGGATCGGCCGTGCCAAGTCGCGCGTGAAGCCGCACGGGAGACAACTGCCGCTGGTGTCGCTGACCGACGAAGAGCGCACCTTCACCGTCGTCTTCGTGGACCAGTACACGGACGGCCATGCCGGTGCCGGCATGTCGCGCGAGCGCTGGGAACGGGAGCGCGCGGCCTTCATCGACCTGCTGGAGGGCGGCGAGCGTTTCGACGCGATCAGTACCGAGCGTCGCCTGCGGGAGGAGTTCGACTTGCGTGCGATCTACCGCCTCGATCCACCCGAGGATGCCGCCGTGGCCGCCCAGGACGCGGCGCGGGCGACGGGGGAGGCGGGCTGATGCTGGTCGATGTGGGGCTGAACTGCTACGTGGCGCTCGCCGAGATCGCCTATGTCCACGAGGGTCAGCCGCCGCCCGGGGTGCTCGTCACCGTCGTGTTCCCCGGCAAGAGCAGGGCGATCATCTATCTGCGGGACGGGCGCGCGGCCCCCTGCTACATCAGCGCCGCCGCGCTCGCCGCCCGTATCCGCGCTGCCGAGGCACCGACCAACCCGGACATTGCGCGGACGGAATACCGGCGCGGGCGCCAGAACGGCTACGCCAGTGGCTACAGCGCCGGCCAGAAGCGCGCCCAGCGCGAGACGACCGACGAGCAGTCCTAACCACCACGCGGGGCGGTGCCACCCCGGCGGCGCCCCGCGCACACCAGGAGGAGACGATGCCGATCACGGAGTACGTCACGGCCGATACGACCGGCGAGATCGCAGCAGAGACGTTGCGGCCGCACCCGGCGCTGCGCGCGTTCGTGCGGCAGGTCGAGGAGGGCGGCTACCAGCCCACCCCGAACGAAGCGCTGCTGATCAATGTGGTCGTGCGCCAGCAACACGCGCTGACCGCGCTGGCACGCGAGTTCATTGTCCTGCGCCGCACACAGCGAGACGGTGAGCGATGAGCGAGACAACCACGGCACCGGCGCACCAAACCACGCTCGATCTGGTACGGGGCTTTTTCGGCACCGTGCCGCCGGGCAGCCGCTACTATCTGACAACCCTGGCCAAGGACACGGCGGGCGTGCACGACGAGGACCGCCTGCACGCCGCGATCGCGGAACTGCGCGAGGCCGCCGCTGACGCGAGCGTGGGGCGGATCACGCTCTTGTTGCTCTACGACTCGGAGGGGTAAACGATGCGTACCCGCCACACCCGCCCCGCCTTCTCCGCACGCCCGACCTATGCGTGCCCGACGTGCGGGAAACACCTCCCCCGAGGTGGCTGGCAGCGCCAGCTGGACTACGACGAGCACCTCGCCATGCACGCCTGGTGGTCCGCTGTGCGCGCCGAGGCGGTCGCGGTGGCGACGTGGCCCCTGCTGCTGCTCATGAGCCTGTGGGACAGCCTGACCGGCCCCAAGCGACATGAGCAATGGACGCTGCCGCTCGCGCTGCTGATCGTGGCCGGCGCGCTGCTGGCGACCATGGTCGCGCACGGAGGACGCTGATGCCAGGACAGTTCAACCGAGAAGATTACATCGATGTGGACTCACGTATCACAAAGTTTTGGGAGATGCACCCCAAGCCCGAGGGCTCGATCCAGACGGAGATCATTTGGGTCGCCGAGGACGGTAACGCGGTGGCGATCCGCGCCACGGTCTACCAGGGCGATCGCATCCTCGCCAACGGGATCGCCCACGAGGAGCGGGGCAAGTCCAAAACGGACGGCGCGAACTTCACGAGTTGGTGGGAAAACGCAGAGACAAGCGCGATCGGGCGAGCACTCGCCAACATGGACATGAGCCTTTCCAAGCGTCGACCCTCGCGGCAGGAGATGGAGAAGGTCCAACGCTACGAGGAGGTGTGTGACCCCCCGGCACGCATCCCACCCACCGATATAGCCCGCCAGATGCCCCAGGACGCGCCGGACGCGCTCACCGACGCCCAGGAGCGCGTCATCGCCGAGGCGCGTGATATGGCCGAGCAGGCCACGCCATACCCCGCCATCGTCAACCACCTGCGCCCGTTGCAGGCAGACGCCAACCCCGACCAGTGGACCACTATTCGTCGCGCACTCAAAGCGATCAAAGACGCGCACTACGCCGATGCACTGCCAGTGTCGACCAAGGAGTTGCCGAATGAGTAATTGGCACGTCGAAGACTTGCCGCCCTTCCTCGCTCGCCACATCACGGTTGTGGGCGCGTGCTGGATATGGACAGCGGCGCACAATCGCGGGGGGTATGGCGTCACCTCGGTACGCCGTAAAAACCAACTGGCGCACCGGGTAACGTACACGTATCTCGTCGGCCCGATCCCGGACGGCAGGCAGATCGATCACGTGCGAAGCCGAGGCTGCACCAATACAACCTGCGTCAATCCGTCCCACCTCGAAGCGGTGGAGCCGAAGGTCAACGTCGCTCGCAGCAACGGCGTTAGCGCGCAGAACGCACGCAAAACACATTGCATTCGCGGTCACCCATTCATCCCGGAGAACACCGTCTATCACCAGCGGCCCGACTGCGTAGAGCGCATATGCCGCGAGTGCCGTCGGCTGCGGAACTCCAAGCACTATCGAGACGCGATCCGCGAGCAGTCCTACCCCGAGACGCTGCAACAGCAGGAGGCATGACGTGAGCACGCCGATCAAACGCGCGCTCGCCGCGATCAAGGCCGCGCACTACGCCGAGAAAGGGAACGAATCATGAACACCTCGTCGCTTCCGCATTTCCGGGCACAGCAGCGCGCGAAGGCGCGGCAGGACGCGGCACACGACCACCTGGCCACGTTCATCGTCACGGCGCAGCCGATCCCCTACGCGCGGTACCCCTTCGCCGAGCTGCCGCATGACGCCTACTACGGCTACCACGGCGACACGCCGTGGCAACCAGCCCCGTGGCACGACGATCCTGCCCGCTTCGTGCCGAGTGCGCGCGTCGCCTGACCGCCACCAGCGCGCGGCGCGGGCTGTCCGCGCCGCGCCGAGAGGAGCACCGCATGAACGCAGCACAGCGCGAAGCCCTCGCCGCACTGCCCGAGATGCAGGCCAACATCGCGGCCGATCGGGTGATCTCCTGCTCCGCACCGCGCGCCGATCCGGGCGGGGAGTGCTGGGCCTGGTTGCGCGGCTTCATCGGCCTGATCGACGCCCTGATCCGCGCACAGCGGCTCACCGGCCTGCACATCCTGTTTCCCTACGGCAGTCAGGAGCAACGCCCATGAGGAGCACCCCCGCCGCCACCCGCACCGTCCGCCGCGCCCTGCACGCCGAGAGGAGCCGACAGCGATGAGAATGGCGTACTGCGATCCGCCCTACCTGGGGGTCGCGCGCAAACACTACGGCAAACTCCATGCAGCGGCTGGGTTGTATGACACCATCGCGGGACACGCAGCCCTGATCAAGCGACTCCAGCGCGACTACGCCGACGGGTGGGCGCTCTCGCTCTCGTCGCCCGCGCTCGCCGCGATCCTGCCGCTCTGCCCGCCCACGGCGCGCGTGCTGGCCTGGGTCAAACCGTTCGCCTCGTTCAAGCCGGGCGTCAATCCGGGCTACGCCTGGGAGCCGGTGATCGTCTGCGGCGGGCGGAAGCGCACGCGGGAGCAGCTGACCGTGCGGGATTGGGTGAGCGCGAACAGCACCCGGCAACGCGGGACGCCGGGCGCGAAACCGGAGGCATTCTGTTACTGGATATTCGAGGTGCTGAATCTCGAACCGGGTGACGAATTCGACGATCTCTTCCCTGGTAGCGGGGCGGTAATGCGTGCCTATACCCGCTGGCAGCTGCGTATGGCGCTCGGAGGTGTCGCATGAGCACGACCCCCGCCGCGATCGACCATGAGCAGGAGGGCTAGCGTGATGCTGTTGCGGAGGCCTGGTTGCCGCGATTGTGCGGCGCATAGTGCGGGGAATTGCGGGAAGCACGATACGGTCAATCGTCCCGTGCGGCATGAGGAGGATGCCGCCGTACGGGTGCGGGCGGAGTATGCACCGCTCGTTGCCGCCGCGCGGCACATCCTCTTGGAATGCGAGGCGGAGTGCGTCTGCCCGCTCTGCGCGACGGTGCGCGCGTGTGGCCTCCATGCGGCGCTCGATCGGGTGGAGGGCGCGCTGGCGACGCGGGGCGCTGCGGGGGCGGCGTGAGCGCGCATGAACGACACGATGAACGAGGAGAACTGCTATGAGCGATCTGCATAGGACCGCACTCATCAAGCGGGTGGCGCGGGAGTGCGGCGTGAGTCGAGCGGTCGTCGAGCGTGTGCTGCATGGCACGGTGGCGGTGCTCGCCGACGCCCTCGCCAACGATGAGGCGGTGATCTGGACCGGGCTGGGGTGTTTTGCGTGGTCCGAGCGCGCGGAACGGGTCGGCGTCAACCCCCAGACCGGGGAACGCCTCACGATCGCGGCACGACGCACGCCGATCTGCAAGGTGGGCGACTCGTTCAAGCGCCGGTTGCTTGGGCGGGGAGAAGCGGGGGTATAGGGAGCGTTCGTTCGCGGGTTGGGACGCCGAAATCGTTGACGCGAGGGGCTATGAGTTGTATACTTCCTGTGACAAATGAAGAGAGGGGCAGCGCCGCTTGCGACGGCCTGCCCCGTGAGTCACAGGAGGAATCAACTCCGATGACCGTGTATAAGTGTATTCTACTACACCCCCACTCTGTCCAGTGTAGACCGCACGGCGATCACCGCAAGGTGGTGGCCTGATGCTGTATACCCCCTCGCACGCCGAACTCGCGCAACACCCCAAGACACGGAAGTTCGCGCGCCTGCTCGGCGTGACGATCCCGACCGCGCTCGGCCACTTGCATCTCCTTTGGCACTTCGCCCTGAAATACGCCCCCGATGGCGACCTCGCCCGCTTCGATAACGATGAGCTGGCCGATGGTTGCATGTGGGAGGGCGACAGCGATCTGCTCGTCCGCTCCCTCTGGGCGGCGGGCTGGACCGAGGTGCCGGAAGGGACCGAAGGTGGGTCAATCCTCCACCAATGGGAGGAGTACGGTGGCAAAGTCTTGAAGCAAAAAGAGAGCAACGCCGAGCGCCAGCAACAGTACCGCGAACGCCAGAAAACGACCCCGCGCGCGTCACGTAACCCCCGCGTCACGCCTACGAAAACCGCACCTAACACACCCGTAACCGTTACGTTACCGTCACATAACGCGCTAGAGGAGAATAGATTAGAAGAGAGAAGAGAAGAGAAGAAGAGATCAGCACAGAAAGACGCCTCTCACGAGGCTCTTGCGGCGGCTGACGCGCCGCGCACCGCGCCGCAGCGTCCTACCCCTGCCATCAATCCCCTCTGGGAAGCGCTCATCAGCGGGATCGGCATCGCGCCGCAGACCGCCGCCGAACGGTCGCACTTCGGCAAGGCGGTGAAGGAACTCAGAGACATCGCCACCCCCGAGGACGTGCTCGCCAGATGCGCGAACTACCGCGCCACCTGGCCGGATATGGACCTCACCCCCGATGCGCTCGTAAAGCATTGGTCGCGGATGGAACACCCGCCCTCGGTGCGGCCCCTCGCGGGACGAGGGGGACGACGCGAAACGCTGAGCGAACGGAACAATCGCGCATTCGAGGAGGCATTTGGTCATGAATCAGACGACATTCCAGAAGTCGTTGAAGTTGCTTGGCGAAGCAACTAACAAGCAACTTTCGCCCGAACTGATCCGCTACTGGTGGCAGAAGTACGGCGACCTTCCCGACGAAGTGCTGTTGACCGGCTTCCAGGTGGCGCTCGACACGTGCACGTTTTTCCCCTCGCCCGCCGAGTTCAACGGCTTTCTGCGGACGATCAGCGCCGCGCAGGGGCAAATCGTGGACGGCGCGAGCGCTTGGGACGCGATGGAGCGGGAGCTATTCGGCTGCTGGTCGGAGACGAACGACCGGATCAACGTCCGCGTGCATGGCTACCCCTGGCCGAACGACCGCTGCAAAGCGCTCCTGCGGGGCGAACTGCACTGCACGGTGCGCGACGTGGCTGAGATGCACCCCAAGGGCGTGGCCGATCTCCGCGCCCGCTTCGTCGCGCGCTACGATGGCGTGGCCCAGGTGGAGCAGGCCGAGCAGACCGTCGCCAGATTAGACCCGCCAGAGACGGTCCCGATCCCGATCCCGCCGCGTCCCCAGCGTCCGCGCCTCGTCAGCGGGGAGGAATAATGTCGTACTGGGAAAAAGCGATCAGCAGCCTGCCGCCGATACGTGAGGATATTCACGCCGTCGAGAATGCCGAGATCGTGCGGGGCTGGCTCGCCGCGCTGCGCGATGGTACGCACACCGAGGCGGAGTTTGACGCGCAGATACAGGGCTACCATTTTCTGCAATTCACAGCAGTATATGGGCCAAAGGATGAATACTGGCCCGATATGGTCGCGCAGATCGATCGCCGCATGTATCTGCGCGGCCTCCGCTATTGCCGCTGGCGGGGTTGGGTGCCAAGCGGGCAATTCGACGAGTGGCGGCATGATCGGGCGGCGGAACGGGCCAAACTTCCGAACAAACACGAGCGCGCTGCATAGCGAGAAATGGCGTTGCAATGCGGAAAATGCTATACTTAGGCCAACGGAATAGAAAGGCCGGGCGGCGCGTCAACGCCCCCGGCGTGAGTCATGAAGGAGTTAGGTCCATGACTGATCCTCAGCATACCCCTACCCAGAACTTCCCGCAAGAAGAATGGCGCGAATGCCCCGATTACGAGGGTATTTACGAGGTGTCTAGCCTGGGGCGGCTACGCCGTAGCATCGGCGGAGCGGGTGCGCGGTCCGGGCATATTCACACCCCTAACGTTGAGCGTAATGGCTATTTGCTGGTGTGCCTATCGAAGGCGGGTAAGGCGACAACGCTGCGCCTTCATCGCCTTGTCGCGCGTGCGTTCCACGGGCCAATCCCTGATGGCATGGAAGTCCACCACCGCGACCATGATCGGGCCAATGCCGCCGCCGCCAATCTGGAATACGTTACCAGTAGCCAGAACAAACACCTTGCGACATTGGCGCATGGTTCATATCGCGGTGAGCGTCAGGCGGGATGCAAGCTGACCGAGGATGCGGTTCGGGCAATTCGTGCCGATTACGTAGCAGGGAGTGGGAGTTATCGCCAGTTGGCTCAGCAACATGGCGTCACGAAAGAGGCGGTGTACCTACTCGTAAAGCGGCGTAATTGGAAGCATGTGGCGTAAGGGGGACTGCGATGGGCGAGTATTGCGAGTCGCCGGAGATCGCGCTGTTGCGGGTGAACTGGGCGACGGTCGAGCGCGCGGCGCTGGCCGATGAGGCGCACTATACGCACGCCCAGGTGGGGGTGTTGCTCGACGCGATCCCCCGCACCAACGAGGTGTACGTCCTGCGCGGCGAGAACAGCGACCTGCGCGCGGTCGCGGCGTTCAACGCCCGTCGTGCGCGGGAGCTGGCGGCGCTGGTCGCTGCGGCGCGGCGCTATCTGGACGTGCTGACGACGCGCGAGACCATCGGCGACGGGAGCCATGCCGCGCGCATCGTGGTGACGTTGCAGGCGTTGCGGGACATGCGGGCGGCGCTGGCCGCGCTGGAAGGGGGCTGAGATGGCGAGGCGCTACCAGGGTGTGTACCGCGCTGGTGCGGGGGCATACCGCAAGGGCGCTCCCGCGCCGCAAAACTATCGCGCGTGGCACTCCTGGGCGGACGTGCAGCACCAGGCGGGGTTGCGCCAGTCGCGATGCAGCCGTTGCGGCCGGTATCAGTTCCCGCAGGAAATGACGGTCGGCGCGTCTGTCTGCCGCGCATGTGCGGGCCAGGGGGTGGCGTAATGGCGCGAGCGACGAGGAGGTGGCGGTGATGGACACGGGGGCACAGGACGCGGCGCTCGGGACGCTGATCGAACAACTGGCCGCGATCGAACACGAACGTTGGGCGTCGTGGCAGGACTATCTGCATCGCATCTGCGAACCGCGCGAGGATGGCGCGCTGATCATCCCCACCGGGTTCGTCGATCGTTGGGAGCGTCAGATCGCCACGCCGTATGCGGACCTCAGCGAGGCGGAGCGGGAGTCCGACCGCGAACAGGTGCGCCGCTATCTCCCGCTGATTCGAGAGGCGCTGCACGCCGCCGAGGAACGGTTCCTCCCGTTGGTGGCCTTGGCGCACGAACTGGTCGAGCTGGAGCACGGTGCGCGCGCCGAACAGCTGCAGGCGCTCCACCGCCTGGGGATCGTGGTGACGCTCGACGAGCACCTGGCGCGGGCGCGGGCGTTCAGCGCGCAGCAGCACGCGCGCATCGACGCGCTGGCCGGGTCGCCAGCGTCGGGCGGGGTGGCCGGGGAGGAGGGGCAGCGCTGATGGTAAGCGAGCAGGAGCAGACCTATGAGGCGCAATGCCGTGGGTGTCGGTGTCGGGTGACGCTACGCGAGCCGGTGGTGTTCATCTGTCGCGCTTGCCACGGCGAGATCGTCCCGTTGCTCACGCCCGAACACCTGATCTGGGCGTACCCCGCGCCCGACCGTGGCCCGCTCGGCGACCCGCTGACCGCCCTGCGCGACGCGGCCCTGCGTGTCCACCACGCGTGGGCGACCGCGCGCTCCGCCTACGGACTGGAAGACGCCATGATCCTGCTGCGGGAGGTATTGCAAGCGCTCAGCGCGCCGGGCGGGGTGGCCGGGGAGGAGCGGGACGCATGACCGGCATGCCCAGGCGGCGCAGGACGGCACCGGAACGCACGAACGTCCCCCGCGTCACCGAGCGCGTCTTCCAGGCCCAGGTGGAGCAGTATGCGCGCATGATGGGCTGGCTCGTTTCGCACGCCTTGCTGTCGATCGGGAGCGTGGCCGGGTTCCCCGATCTGGTGCTGATCAGGCGTGAGCAGCCGAGCGCGAATCTGCTGACGCACAGTCGCCTTGTTGTGGCAGAACTCAAAAGCGCGATTGGTAAGACCACCATCGCACAGGATGAATGGCTGGCGGCGTTCGCCACGGTACCGTGTGCCGAGGTGAAACTTTGGCGGCCAGACGACGAGTCGTGGGCCGATATAGAAGCCACCTTGGGACGGTGAAAAATGGCGGCAGAGCGCGGTCGGCGGTGGCACCGCTCACGGTGGTGCCACCAAGAGCGCAAGGAGTGTTTGATGGCACGCTGGTTATGCCGCGTGTTGGGACACCGCATGGTTCGTTGTGCTGCGCATGATGACGGCGAATTTGTCTACGACAACTTGCGTTGTACACGGTGCGGCACGAAGGGTTGAACACGCGGCGTAGCGCGGTCGGCGGTGGCCGGGGCGCGGGAGGACCGGGGGCGATGACGATGCGTGATTCGACGAGCGAACGATTCGCGGCGGTGCAGGATATGGTGGCTGGTTACGGTTACGACGTGCGACACCAGGCGGGCGATCAGGATGGCAGCGATTGGGAGGTGACGTTTTCGTTGCCGTCGATGCTGCACGGCCAACAAGCCATCATGCACCATTGTGCCGCGCCTACCGAGGCCGCGCTGCTGTCATGGTTGGTGCGCTGGTTGCCGGAGCAAGCCGCAAAAGAGTGGCGGACACAGGCCTTGCTGCTCGAAGAGCTGGCGGCGCGAGGTGCCCGATGAGCGCGCATTTGCCCGCTGCCGTGACCGTGACGCCCGCGATCCACCCGTATTGGGGTTTCCCGCGTCTCAGCGATGGCCGCTCTGTCACCGGACCCGACGCCGCGCTGGGGCTCCTCTTCTGGGACGAGGACGAACTCGACGGCAATGCCGAGGTGGACCACACGCATAGCAGGCCGGGTGCCTACGCGCGGGCCACGCCGGACGCGCGACACGGGCGTTGAGGGGAGGCAGGCGGTGGGGGACAGACAGACGCCGACCCCGCCGCGACTGTGGCGGTCATGCGGCTCGTTTACCTCGCCGCAATCGTTCTGGGTGTGTGTGCGATCCGTGCCGTTCGCCTGTGGCGAGCGTACCCTTTGCCTGAGCATCATGAATATTCTCACGATTCGTCCCAAGCCAAAGGTGTTCGGGGTTTACGCAACGCGGATTGTCGCCACCAGGGCAGTTATGGCAGACGAACAGGCCATGTGGAATTGGTCCGTGTGCCAATTCCCACGAAAGGCGGTGGACATAGTGTTTCCCTTTTTGTCTGTCTACGTGCAACGTGCCGTATCCTTGATCGTTCGTGCGTCCTGTCCACAGCCAGCACGAATCAGTTTTCTCAACTTTCGACCACAGACGCTCTTCCCACGATGGCGCATAGAGTTGTCGCACTCTTGCGATCTGCCCACAAGTGCTAGAGCAATGGCGATTCCTCGTGTGTTCCCCGACGAAGACAGTGCCGCAGATCGCACACGGCTTGGGAATGTTGGTGCGGCGTGCCGCAAGGAAACATGTCGCGGAACAGTATTTTCGTTTCGGATGCTTCGGGTCATTGATGGGCATGTCACATTGGGCGCATATGCTATGCTGGGCGGGCATGATCGGAACCTCCTTGCAGGTTCGGTGAGTGCCATGCCACGGGCGGGACGTGACCCCGCGCCGTGGCTTCCTATTGTGCAAAGTATAGCATGGGAAACACGAACTTGAGCGGCAAATATACCCGCTCAAGTTCTTCGGCGAGGCCCGTTATGTTTCGTTGTCCGCACTGCGGTCACGTGTTCGGCCAGATCGTCAATGGCACCCTGCACGAACCCAACGGGGACAAGTCGGGCAAGCCCCTGGTGCGTCGCTGTAAGGAGTGTGGCAAGCGCTGCGTGCTCCTGTGAAAGGGCGTTGCGGGCGACGGAATGTGAAGTTAGCGGCATAGGAGCACGGACATGGCAGAGACGGTGAACGCGACCACGACAGCAGAGCCGAACAGCAAGAAGGTGCAGATACCGCAGCTCCGGCGCGTGTTCATCGAGGCGCGTATCCGGGGGATCACGCCGCTGATCTGCCATCGCTATTCCGAGTCGAATATGCAGATCATGCAAGACGCGCAAGGCGGGGCCGCGAAGACGAAGAAGCCGCCCCGCGACCCGGAACGCGAGTTCCAGGAAGCGCAGTATCGCCTGCCCAACGGCGACGCCGGTTTCCCCGCGATCGGGATCAAGAAGTCGATGGTCCTGGCCGGGCAACGTTTCGCCGACGAGAAGGGGACCGAGTTGTATGGCGCGCTCACGATTCCGGGCGAGTACCTGGCGATCGAGTCGCCGCATCCCCCGCGTATGCGCGCCGATCGCGTCGTGTTGAGCGGGGCCAGTCGCACGGCGAGCATCGCCTATCGCCCGGAGTATTGGCCGTGGGAGATCGCGGTCCCGATCTCCTTCAACGCGACATTTATCAGCCTCGATCAGGTCATCAACCTGCTCTCCATCGCCGGTTTCTCGGTCGGGATCGGCGACTGGCGCGTGGACAAGAAGGGCAACTTCGGGACGTGGGAAGTCGCCGACGTGCGCGAGATTCGGTACGATCGCTGAGACGGTACAGACAAGGCGGGGCGCGGTGATGCTGGGTGGCGTCGGGTACGGTTGGGTTGGGTCAGGTCAGGTACGGCACGGTTGCCCGCAGCGGCGTGATAACCGCTGCGGGCACCACGGGAGACAGACGAGGTGCGGCACGGTGAGGCGTGGCAGGGTAGGGCGTGGCATGGTGGCCCGCTACGGTGTGAGAGCCGTAGCGGGCACCACAGGAGTTGACAGGGTTAGGCGCGGCGCGGCATGGCACAGCGCGGTTGGGCAAGGTAAGGCACGGTCGGGCGGCGCGGGGTGACAGCCGCGCCGTCCGCCAAAGATGACAGACGCGGCAGGGTGCGGCATGGCCAGGTTCGGCGTGGTGGTGTTCGGCACGGCACGGTCCCATGGTTATCGACAACCCACAGCAGGAGGCGAACATGAGCGCGGTGCAGGTCCAGTACAGCACGACGACGGAACACATCCGGCAGGAGGACATCGAGCGGATCGGCGGGGAATTGGCAGTGCTGGCCGAGCGTCACGACGGTGGCCTCGATGCGGCGCAGGTCGTGGACGCGGCGCGCGATCCCGCTTCGGCGCTGCATCGCTATTTCGAGTGGGATGACAGCGCGGCGGCGGCGGCCTATCGTCTCGAACAGGCGCGGCTGGTCATTCGCTCGATCAAAGTGACCGTGGTCACCAAGCCGGGGCCGAACCCTGAGCGCACCGTGACGCGCGCCTACCACCATGTGCGGATCAGCGCCCCGGACGAGGAGCCGATCAAGCGCTACATGCCGCTACAGACGGTCACCTCGCGCCAGAACCTGCTCGATCAGGTTATCGCCAATGCGGCCCGCGAGTTAGCGGGTTGGCGTGAACGCTATCGCACCTATCAGAGTTTCGACGAGTTCCGCCGTTTCCAGAGCGTTATCCGAGAGATCGACCGCCTGACACGCGAAAAGGCCGCTTGACGACGTGCCCCGCGCGCTGCTAGTATTGTTGCCATAACTAGTACGGGTGTTCGTGACGCCCTCGCATGGCTGGATTTCGGCTCCAGTCGGCGAGGGCGTCGCGCTGTTTTCGGGGAATCATGCAGCGCCCCTACACCGTCCGCGACATGGCCGAGCGCGCCGGGACCGGCGACCACACGCCGTCGCCACCGCAGGAAACCAGGTGCGCCGCGTGCGGGGTGGAAATCGCGACCGGTCGCGTCTACTGCGAGCGCGCGGTCTGCCGCAGGCGTTGGGCGACGACCGGGACCAGCACGCGGCGCAAGGGCGCGGCCGAGCCGACGATCAGGCGGTATAGCTGGGACTAACAGCGCGCAGGGTTGTCAGGGCACAATCCTGACCGGTATCTCGTAGGAGGCAGACCACATGGCCGGACCATCCACCGCGCAACTCGACGCGGTACTCAACGCCATCGCGCGCAATATTCCTTTCCCCACGCCTCCCGCCAATCTCTCTGTCAGCCTGCACACCGCCGATCCGGGACAGACCGGGGCGAATGAGGTGTCAACCGCCGCCGGGAGCGGCTGGGTCGGCTACGCGCGCGTGGCCGCCTCGGCGGGCACGGCGGGCACCGGGGCGGGCGCGGTCTTCGGTGGCGGCGCGGTCGCGGGCGCGGCCCCGACCGGCAGCACCACGCGCAGCATCAGCAACGGCGCCGCGCTGACCTTCCCGGCTTCGGGCGGCACCAGCGGCTCCGTGACCGTGACGCACTTCGGCCTTTGGGACGCGGCGACGGGTGGCAACTGGCTGCGTGGCGCGGCGCTCAGTGCCTCCCAGGTCATCGGCGCGAATGCTTCCGGCCCCTCGTTCGCTAGCGGCTCTTTTGTGATCAGTCAATCGTGATCGTGACCTGAGCGCGGCGGCCCGCGAGCGAGGATGAGCGATGGCCTACCCCGCCGCCGTCCTGGCCTCGCCGGGGTTAGTGGCCGATTGGCCGCTCGACGAGACGAGCGGCACGACCTTCACCGACGACAAGGGTACCCACCCCGGCGCGCTGACGGGTGTCGGCAACACCCTCGGCGTGGCCGCGCCATACCCGACGATGGGGACGGCGGTCGCGTTCACCGGCAACGACAGCCGTATCGTCGCGGCGAATACCTCGGCGGCCATCGCGGGCGGGGCGCTCACGCTGGCCGTCTGGGCGAATCTGACGAGCGCCAATTCACCGTATCTCTACGGTCATATCGCCGGCTTCCGCAACGACACGACGTGCGACCTCTACGCCCTGCAATTGTCGGGCACGAACAACCTCGAAGTCCGCTTCCGGCCGAGTGATGCAGCGGAGAACACCTGCACCATCAACGGTGTCACGGTCGGAGCATGGCATCACCTGGTCCTTGTCGCGAATCCGTCCGCTGGCACCCTCGTCGCGTACCTCGATGGGGCACAAGCGGCGACGAAGACACTCCTGAGCGCGAGCACCGTCGCCGCTACCACCGAACCGTTCACGATCGGTGCGCTGAGTGGTGGGGCGAATACGTTCAACGGGACCGTCGACCACGCCTCGCTGTGGAACCGCGCGCTCTCGGCCGCGGAAGTCGCCGCGCTCTACAACGCGGCCAGCAGCACCACGGCGGCCCTCGCCGGGACCGCACCCGGCAGCGCCGGGCTGTCCGGCACGCTGACGGCGCAGGATGCCCTCGCGGGCACAGCCCCCGGCGGCGGCACCACCAGCGCCGCCCTGACGACGCTGACGGCCCTCAACGGCAGCGCGGCGGGGGGAGCGGGCACTTCGGGCACCCTCGGGGGCAGTCGCGTCCTGTCCGGCACCGCCGCCGGGAGCGCGGGGGCGAGCGCCGCGCTGACGGGCGGTGTTGCGCCACTCGCGGGTACCGCACCCGGCAGCGCCGCCGCGAGCGGCACGCTGACCGCGTGGAACGCGCTGGCGGGCACCGCGCCCGGCAGCGCCGGGGCGACGGGGGCGCTCACCGTCGCGGGGCCGAGCGGGACCGCGCCCGGCGTCGGGACCACGACCGGTACCCTGACCGTGGCGGCGGCACTGGCGGGGACGGCACCCGGCAGCGCGGGACTTGCCGGTGCCCTGGCCGCCCAGGGTGCCCTGGGCGGCATGACGACCGGCACCGCGTCGCTCAGCGGCACCCTGGCGCAGGCCGTCGCCCTGGCGGGCATGGCCCCCGGCACGGCGGGGGTGTCGGGCACCCTGGCCGTGCCGGGGGCGACCGGGAACGCCAGCGGCGTGGCGGGTCTGACCGGCGCGCTGCTGGCCCAAGCCGCCCTCGCGGGCACCACGATCGGCACGGCGGGGACATCCGGCGTGCTGGTGACGCTGGTCGGCGTGATCATGCACACGCTCGGGGGGCCGTCCGGCGACATTCTCGTCGTCGTGGATAGCAGCCTCGCGACCTACACGGCGCAGGGCTACGCGGAGATCGCCGCGCCCTACGTGTCCGTCGCCAGCCATAATCCGGCGTGGGATGTTGGCCCGACCTATCGTATCGCCCACGCGGACGGGCGGCAGTACGCGACGACCTACGCGAATTACGTGCAGTATTACCAGCCGGTCGGCTTCACACTCGGCGTCCCGGAGCGCGCCGCCAGCGCGGCGGCGCGCGGTGGCGGCATGAGACTGTACGGCGGGGGTACCTACGGCAGCGGCACCTACGGAGGGGCGTGAACATGGCACGCAAACCAAGCGTGAACGGCGATGGCAACACCTGGGGCCAGGTGCTCAACGATTTCCTCGGCATCGCCCACAACGATGACGGCACGCTGAAAACAGCGGTCGCCACCAAGATCGCCGCGTACACGCTGACGACCGCCGATCGGATCATCCTCGCGGACACGACGCTCGGGGCATTCGCGCTGACGCTCCCCGCACCGAGCGGCGCAACGGGTATGCCCTTCCAGGTCAAACAGAAGGCGGGAAACAATGCGCTCACTGTCGCGACGGCAAGCGGTACGATCGATGGCGTTGGCACTTTCGTCTTTCCTGGCGTCAATAGCGCCTTCACCTTCATCAGCGATGGCACGAGCTACTTCATCTTCTGATCGGGGAGGCGCGACGATGGCCTACACACCGAACACCGACCCGCGCCCGCCGTCCAATTTCGTCCGCGCCTACGGGCGGCAATTGATCCTCAACGGCAAGCCGTGGCGTTTCGTCGGGGCCAACGCCTTCGACCTCGCCAACGGCGTCTATCAGGCCAACACCGGGCGCAACACGTTCGCCAACGCCACCACGGGGCTGGACGACGCTTTCACGCGGATGCGCGACCAGTGCGGCATCACGGCGGTGCGCTTCTGGGCCTTCCAGAGCTACGCCACCAACGCCGCCAACGCCCGCGACTGGTCCTCGCTCGACCTCGTGATGGCGCGGGCCAACCTCGCGGGGGTCAAGGTGATCCCCTGCCTCGAAAACAACTTCCAGGACCTCACGCGCGGCGGCAACAAGACCGCCTCCTCGTGGGCGTGGTACAGCACCGGCTACACGTCCCCCTATGGCACGCCGACCGCCTACCCGACCTCATTCCAGCAGTACGCGACCGACATCGCCACGCGCTACGCGAACGAACCGGCCATCGCCTACTGGTCGCTGATGAACGAGCCGGAGGCCAGCACCGCCCTGCTCTCCGCCTTTGTCGCCGACATCGCCGGGCGGATCAAGGCCGCCGACCCGAACCACCTCCTCGGCGTCGGGGTGCAGGGGAAGGACGAGGACGGCCAGCGCCACACCGACTACTACGATCTGCACAACCGGTCCACGGTGGACCTCCTGACGCTGCACGACTACCGCAACAACCGCTACCCGCTCTCCGGCGACCTGCCGGTCAGCGGCTGGTACGCGCGTGGCCTGAGCGTGGCCGGGATCACCGGGGGGACCACCATCAACTACGGCAACTACAACAACTACGAGAAGTTCCCGCTCCCGGCGCGCCAGTGGGTCGAGCTGCGCGGCACGCTCATCACCGGATCGGGCGCGGTCGGCCTCTACCTCCACGGCGATCCGAGCGCGACGGGGGACATCTACATCGGGCAGATCACGGTAGGGCCGCACGACGCGCCGACCCAGACGATCACCTTCGAGGACGCGACCATCAAGGGGGCGCTCCAGGATAGCGGCGGCACGCTGAGCAACAGCGCGACGGTCGCTTTGCCCGGGCGCACCAAGAGCCTGAAGCTGACCGCGACCACCAACTTCGACGGCAACGTCGTCCTGCCGATCACGGCGGCGGACGGCTCCGAGTTCTGCGTGTGGGTCTACGCCGATGTGGCCCTGGCGCTCACCGCGCCGGGGAGCGGTTTCGCCGGGCGCTTCATGCAGTCACGCAGCCTCAACAAGCCGATCGTGGTCGAGGAGTACGGCGCGGAAGTCGGCACCAACTTCGACACCGTGCCGGTCATCGCGAACGTCGGCGACCGGGCGCGCAGCTACGATCGCAAGCTGGCGGCGTACTTCGGCGCGGGCGCGGCTGGCGCGCTCGTCTGGGACTGGGAGAACGCGAGCCGCACGCCGCTCGACTGGTGCCTCACGACCGGCGACCCGGCGTGCGACGTGCTGCTGCACTACGCGGCGGTGCTCCGATGAGCGGCGCGATGGCGGATGCGGGGACGTTACCGATTGTTACCGCTCCAGCGCTTGCCAGGCGGGAGGAAGAGGCCGCACGCCTCGTCGCCGAAGACGAGCGGACCGACGAGCAGATCGCCACCGCTGTCGGTGTGTCGAAGATGACGATCGAGCGCTGGAAGAAACGCCCCGCCTTCAGCGCCGAGGTCCGGGCGCAGCGCGAGGCGTTCCGTGCCCGGATCATGGCCGAGGGCTTCGCGGACAAGGCGCGGCGGATCAAGGCACTCAACCTCCTCGCCACGGCGGTGCTGGTCGAGCTCAGCCGCGAGGCGGACGACCGGCAACCGCAGGGCATGTACCGCCTCGAAAAGAAGATCAGCGCGAACGGCGAGATCGTGGAGCAAGAGGTCTTCGACAAGCCGAAGGCGGATACCTTCCGGGGCTATCTGGACGACATCGCCAAGGAGTTGGGCGACCGCAAGACGATCATCGACGCGACGATCAAGGACCGCGAGATCGAGGACGCCGCCGATCGCCTCGCGGCCAAGACGGGGCGGGATCGGGCGGTGCTGCTCGCCGAGCTGCGGGCACGGACCAAGGACATCGAGCGGGAGCAGCGGGCGGGCTAGATGGTGGCGTTGGCGGTGTTACAAGCGGAGCTGGAGTTAGAGTCGCTGTACGGCGGCCTCAGCCTTGTGCCGCCCCGCCCCGACGCGCTGGGGTGGGCGCGCGAACACGCGATCATTCGCACCGCGTCCGGTGCCATCCTGCGCTATGCGGACGTGGCGCGCGCGTATCAGGACGCCATCCTCGCGGACACCGCCTCGCGCATCATCGTCGCCAAGAGCCGCCAGATCGGCATCAGCCAGGTCGTGGCGTTCATCGTGGCGCTCGAAGGCGTGTCGGGCGGCACGGCGGTCGTGGTATCGCGCAACGAGAATCAGGCCGTCAAATTCCTGCGCTACGTGCGTGCCGTGATCAGTCGTATGGACGTGGCACTCGCGCACAACAACACCAAGAGCCTGGTCTTTGCCAATGGCGGCAGCATCGAGGTCGAGGCGGCCACGCGCGGCGCGGGTCGTGGCACGGCCTATACCCTGGCCGTGCTCGATGAGATGGCGTGGATGGAGTACGGCGACGAGATCTACACCGCCGTGACCCCCGCCCTCGCCGAGACGAACGGGCGCATGATCATCCTCTCGTCGGTCAAGGGCCGCAACAACCTCTTCGCGCGCCTGTGGGAAGCGGCGCAGGACGAAGCCTCGCCGTGGTCGCCGCACTTCCTGCCCTGGCACGTCCATCCGGTCTGGCGCGACATCCCCGACTGGCCCGCGAAGAAGAAGGAGAGCGACAACCTCACGGATGAGGCGTTCGCGCAGGAATACGATGTGGACTTTCTGCGGTCGGGTGGCGAGGTGTTCGACCCCGCCGCGATCGACGCGCTCTTCCGCCTCGCCCCGCCGCTGGTGGGCGCGCAGGCGGGGCACCGCTATGTGTCGGGCTTCGACATCGGGCGGCGCAACGACGCATTCGTCGGCTTCACGTTCGACGTGAGCACCGCGCCATTCCGGGTGGTCGCCTACGAGCGCGAGTTACGGTTGCCGTTCCCGCAGCAGGCGCGGCGCATCGAGCAGCGGGCGCGGCTGTTCCCCGGCAAGGTGATCGTGGAGAGCAATGGGATCGGCGATCCGCTGATCGAGTTCCTGGAGGTCAAGGTGGAGCCCTTCACGACCACGCAGAAAACCAAGCGCAACGCGATCGACGCGCTGAAACTGCTCATGCAACGCGGGGAACTGGCCGCGCCGCCGCTCCCGCAGTGGCGACGGGAGTTGTCGCTCTATCAGCACGACGACGCCGAACTGGTGCAGGACACGGTGATGGCGGCGGCGATCACGGCGCTGGCGGCGGGGCGTCCGGTGCGCGCGTACACCCCCGCCGTGGGCGGCCAGCGCGCGACGCTCACGGTGCGCTGATGGGCGCGCGAGGAGGGGCGCTGACCGAGTACCGCTGCCGCAACGCGGATTGTCGCGCGCTGCTGTTCCGGGCGCAGCCCACGGCGACGGGGCGCATCGAGATCGTCTGTCCGAATCGGCGGTGTCGGCGCGGCCAGACGATCGTGCTGCCCGACGAGACGCGCGGCGAGCGGTGCGCGACGGTGCCACAGGAACGGGAGCAGGAAAGGCAAGCGTCGTGAGCAAAGGGGCGGGATCATGCGACTGAAGGTGCGACAAGAAGGCTGGACGCCTTACGAGACGGACATCTGACTCGATGACGTGAAGCGCACCTCGTTGGAGAGATTGACGCGGGCATTGGCAGCGCGTTGACAGCCCGGGAACACCCGTGCTACAGTAGGTAGATAAGCGAACTCATGGGCCACCGAGCCCCCACGCCCCCCGCGCGTTTGACGTGCGACCGGCGCAGTGGGGGCTTCCTCGTTGGTCGCAGCCACCCGCACCCTCACCGACACGATCACGACTGGCGGCCTCCCGGGCACGCCGGATAACCCCGCGTCCGCCACCCCCGGCAAGACCATCACCGTGAGCGCCGACCCCACGCGCAATTACGTGGCCGGGGGTGTCGGCGGCAGCGGGCAGTGGTTCACGAATTACGTGCGCTCCCTGTCCCACCATATCGACTCGCTGACGCGGGACTTCGGCGATGACCTCTACGACCCCGAGCGCATGGCCTCCGACCCCCAGGTCGCGGCGGCGTTGCTGATCCTCAAAGCGTCGATCCTCGAAGATGGGGCGAAGCTCGCGCCCGCGCTGGACGACGAGACCGACCCCGACTACGCGCTCGCCGTGCAGCTCAACGACCTGGCGACCGCGATGCTCGAAGCGTTGGAGACGCCGCTCGACGAGGTGCTCTGGAACCTGCTCGACGCGGTGTCGCGCGGCAACGAGGTCGCGGAACAGGTCTATGCCTATCAGGTGCACGGGGGCGCGACCCGGCTGATGCTGACCGCGCTGCGCGTGAAGCCCCGCCTGGCCACCGCGTTCGTGGTGGACGCCTACGGGCGCTTGCTGGGCCTGCTGGCGCGGATACCGGGCGAGGCGACGCCCGTGCAGACCGGGTACATCGACCCGACGAGCCTGCCCAACTTCATGCCGCGCGCCAAGTTCGCGATCCTCTCCTTCCGCCCGGAGGAGGGCAGCCCGGTCGGCACCTCGGTCCTACGCTCCGCGTACACCGCGTGGTTCCTGAAGCGCCAGGTGATGCAGGAGCACCTGCGCTACCTGACGCAGTTCGCCGCGCCCTCCGTGGTCGCCACGACCGGCCCCGACGCGCAGGATTACGTCCCGACCGACACGCTGGGCAACCCGACCGGCCCGTTCGACACGAACGGCCTGCCGATCCCGATCACGCCCGAACAGCGCCTCCTCGACACGCTGGCGGGCTTCAAGAACGGTACGGCGCTGGCCCTGCCGAACGGGACGACGTTCCAGATCTTCTTCTCGTCGGGCACGGGCGAGGCGTTCATCCATGCGTTCGACCTCTACGACCGGATGATCACCAAGTCGATCCTCGGGCAGACACTGGCGACCGAGGAGGGGCGGCACCAGAGCCGCGCGGCGTCGCTGGTCCATCAGGACGTGCTCGACACGATCATCAAGCAGGCGAAGCGCGCGGTGGCGCGGATGCTGGCGCGCGACATCCTGATGCCCTGGATTCGCTACAACTGGGGCGAGGACGCGGTGAAGCTGTGCCCGCGCGTCACGCTCGGCACGACCGAGCAGAGCGACATCGTCCAGATGATGAACGGGATCGCCGCGCTGCAAACGGCGGGGTATATCGCACCGTCCCAACTCCCCACGCTCGATGGGCTGCTCAACTTCCCTCCACGATTGCCCGAAGAGGTCCAGTTGGCGGAGGACGTTTCCAAGCTTGCCGCGCAGCCGAAGCCCGCGCCCGTGCTCGCGCCACCGGGCACCGTGCCGGGCGCTGGCACGCCCGCCGAGACCGGTACGGGTGCCGCCGCCGATGGGGGGGCGCGATGAACGCCGAGATGAAAGGCAATCTGTCCACCCTGCTCAAATACTGGCACGGTCAGTTCGGGGACGGTGGCGGCAAGGCGGGCGATTACATGGCCTGCGTCAACGCGCTGTCCGACGAGCCGAACGTGGACGACCCGCACGCGCTGTGCGCCTGGCTGCACGTCCAGGCGACCGGCAAGACGCCCGGCCACGCGGCCAACGAGGCGCACCACAGCGACACGGCGGCGGCGTTCGACTTCAACCCTGCCGAGCCACGCGCCGTCAATGGCGTGTGGACGAACGGCAACGGTGCGCCCGCCGTGGCGCATACCCGCATCTCGGGCGGGCGGCATGTGGTGACGGTCAAGCGGGCGAAGGGCACGGGCTATCACACCCACGTCATGCGGCACGGCAAGGCGATCGCCGCACCGCAGCACAGCGCCACCCTGCACGCGGCGAAGGCGACGCACGCGGCGGTCGTCAAGCGGCACGCCGCCAGGAAGCCTCACGGCGCGGCGACCCCGCACGTCGGGCGCAAGGGTGTGGCCCACCCCCACAAGGGCGCGGCCACGCCCCATCCCGGCGCGCATGGCAAGCCGCACCCGCACGCGGGGCATCCGGGCAGCCACGCCAGCCGCCCGCGCGCCGCACACCACAGCGCATTCGGCGCGCACGATCAGGAGGACACGATGCAGCTGGTGGCGTTCGACGCGACCGCGACGCTCCCCGCGCTCGCCCACGACGACGACTACGTGCTGCGGCGCGGGAAGCTCTTCGAGGCGGGCGAGTACCCCGACAAGGGCTACAGCATGACCCCCGCCGAGATCATCAACGCGGTGGAGCGGTTCACCAGTTGCCCGCTCGACCTGGAGCATGTGCCGACCGTGCTCGACGGCCAACTGGGCGAGGTCTACAGCATCGAGACGGACGACGACGGGCGCACGCTGTTCGGCACCGTGGCCGTGCCGACCTGGCTCGACACCGTGCTCGGCGGCGCGGTCAAGGTCTCGTGTACCTGGGACCGCGACTCGAAGGAATTGGCGCGGCTGGCGCTCGTCAAGGCCCCGCGCGTGGCCGACGCCGCGATCATGGCCGCGTTCAGCGCCGCCCAGGAGGACGCGGACTTCGCCGCGCCGCGCCAGGACACCTATCACGGTCAGGACGCCTTACAGGGCGTGCACGACATGGCCGCGCGCTCCGGGGCCGTCTGTAGCCCGGACAACGCCAGTGCGGGCGGCTACCCGACATTCGCGGCGGCCCACGAGGTCAAAGCGATGCAGATGATCCACGACCATGCGGTGAGTCACGGCGCGAAGTGCCTCGTGATCCCCCCGCGCAAGGCCGCGATGGCGGCACAGGAGGCACCAGTGCAGCAGGACGAGAAAGGCTTTTTCCAGGCGATGAAGGCGTTCTTCACGGGCGAGGAGAGCAAGCCGAGCACCCCGATCGCCGCGCAGCCACCGACCCCGGCCCCGGCCCCGGCCCCGAAGATCGAGGATTCCGCCCAGTTCAAGGCGGCGCAGGCGGAGATCGCCGCGTTGCGCGAGGAGCGGATCACCACCCAAGCGGCGGCGTTCGCGGACGGCGAGATCGCCGCATCCCGCGCCCTGCCTGCCGAGCGCGCCGCGCTGGTCGCCACGTTCGCCCAGGCGGCGCAGGACGACGCGGCGATCGGCGGCGTCGTGACCTTCGCGGCGGGCACCGAGACGAAGGAGGGGACGCGCGTGGATGCGCTGGTGGCCCGCTGTGCCGCGCGACCGGCGCACACGCTGACCACGCCCGCACCGACCGGCGAGGCGCGCGTGATCGACAACATCAGCACCTCGGCCAAGTTCGGGGCCGAGCAGCCGATGAGCGCGGAGCGCAAGCGGGAGCTGCACATGCAGACCCCGGAAGGGCGCGCGTTCCTCGATGCCCAGGCGAAGCGGGCGAAGTAGCCGCCGATCGTGCGCACGATGCCGTGCGGTAGCACAAAGGAGTGCCAACCATGCCAATCGCACCGATCAACACCTACACCACGAAGAACCGTCTGGATTACCTCTTCCCGGACATCCCGCACCCGGAGATCAACGTCGCGCTGGCGACCGGTAGCTACGCCCAGGGCACCATCATCGGTGAGGTCACCGCGACACCGGGCACCTACGCCGCCTACTCGAACGCCGACGTGGCCGCGCCCGCCGCGCCGGTCCCCGCCGCGCTCGGATCGGGCGGCACGTTCGCGGCGGGCGCGTACACCGTGGTCGCGACCTACCGCAACGGCGTGGGCGAGACAACCGCCAGCCCGACCGCCGGCGTGACCCTGATCGCCAACGGCGCGATCGCCCTCCCTGCCGTGACATTGCCGAGCGGCGCGACCGGCGTCGCCTACTACGTCTCCGAGACCGCCGGTTCGCCCGACGTGCGCTTCGTCGTGGCGAACGCCGGGGCCGCCGTGACCGTCGCCAACCCGCCCGCCGCCGGGGCGGCCAACCCGCCCGCCGCCAACACCGCGACCGCCGCGACGAACGGCGCGCAGAATCCGGCGCTGATCCTGATGTACGCCTGTGTCGTGGACGCCAGCGGCAATATCACGCTCGGCACCAGCGGCGTGATGGACTTCGGCCAGACGTTCGGCAAGGCCGCCCCGGCCTACATGGGCGGGTCGTTCCGCTGCCAGGAACTGGTCGGCTTCGACGCCAACGCGCTCGCCCATATGGATGGCCGCCTCGTCGAGGGCACGGTCGCCAGCGGCATCGTGATCATCTGAGCCTAGCGACTGGTACGACGAGGTGCCAGACGGACACGACGCCGTGTCGGGTCGGTCCCCGCAATGGCGCGGGGGTCGGCCCACCACAAAGGTTACTCGGGGAAGTTCAGATGGGCGAACTGGCCGAACAATTCACGCGCGGCAATATCGTAAGCCCGCGCCGCTTCTTCGGCGGTGAAGAAGCAACCGAGAAAGTGGCACTTGCCCGCGTGGCGGATTTGTGCCTCCCAATGGTTGCGCCTGTTGCCGGACTTCCAATACGCGCCTTTGTAGCCCGAACGCGTGCTATAGGCTACGCGGCTGTTCGCGCGGTTCTGGCCGGGCGTTGCAAAGCGCAGATTGGCGCGGGTGTTGTTGAGCGGGTCGCCGTCGATGTGATCAACCACGTCACCCCTGCCCGCTTCCATGATGAAGCGATGCAGTCCGAGCGTCTGTCGTCGCCCATCCGGGTACGTGCCTTTCGTGCAGGCGTAAAAGCCGTTCTGGTAACGGCACGCATACCACGAGTGCGCCGAGACACGCGGCCAATCCTCGGCGTCGATAACCGTCTGTTGTCCTTGGGTCAGGGAAAGGGTTATAGTGGGCACGCTGGCACCTCCATACGGTGTTGGCCATGCCTCCGGCTGTTTGCAGCAGCGCGGGGGCTTCATGTGTCCATTTTCCCATATCTGACGCCAAAAATCAACCCTGCGACCCTCCGCACAACGTCGTGCGGTCTGTAGCGTACACAAAGGAGTGTCGATGTGAGCGACTATCTTTTCCCTTCCAGCGCGGAGCTACACGAGATCGCCCAGGACTATCTGCCGCAGTTGGTGGAGGCCCGCCCCGTGTTCCAGGTGTTCCCGATGGTCAATGACGACCAGCCGCTGGTCATGTGGGAGCAGGAGGACGATTACACCGGCTTGCAGCAGGCGCGCGGCCTCGACGGGCAGCCGCCGAAGATCAACAAGCTCGGCGGGAAGCGGTTCTCGCTGAACCCCGGCATCTATGGCGAGTTCTCGCCGATCGATGAGACCGAGATCACGATGCGTCGCCAGTTCGGCACGTTCGGCGTCCCGGTGGACATCAGCGCGTTGGTCATGCGGGAGCAGCGCCGCTTGCTCGGTCGCCGCCTGGACCGCGTGGAGTCGATCGTCTGGACCCTGCTCAGCACCGGCACCTTCGCCGTGCCGGGTCCGTCTGGCGCGATCCTGCACACCGATTCCTACCTCATGCAGACCTACGCCGCCCCGGTCACCTGGGCGACGAGTGCCACCGCCGCGCCGCTCGCCGACTTCCGCGCGGTGCAACTCCGCCAGCGCGGTCACTCGGTCAGCTTCGGCCCGACCGCGACCGCCTGGATGAATCAGATCACGGCGAACCGGCTCTTCACTAACTCCAACAACCAGGACATCTACGGGCGGCGCACGGCGGGACTCGGGACGTACAACAGCGAGGCGCAGCTCAACATGCTCTTCGCGGGCGACGGGTTGCCGACGATCCGCGTCTACGACGGCGGCTACAAGGACGAGACCAGCACCTTCCAGCCGTTCATCGGCGACGGCGTGGTCATCGTCGTCGGCAAGCGCAGCGACGGCGCGGCGATCGGCGAGTACAAATTCACCCGCAACGCCACCAACCCCAACGCCGCCGCCGGTCCCTACATGTCGGTGGTGGACACGCTGGAGACGACCAAGCGGCCCCCGCGTCAGATCGAGGTGCACGACGGCCACAACGGCGGTTGTGCCCTGTATTTTCCAAGTGCAATTGTCAGGATGAACGTCTGATCACGGCCCGCTACACGACGAGAAAGGAGCGCCGCACGATGGCACGGAAGAGCAAGCGCGACGAGGCGCAGGATCAAACACAGCGGTATCTGGTGGGCGTGGATGCGCTCGGGGAGTACCAGCGCGATGAGCTCATCCACGCGGACGATCTGCCGCTCCGCGAGGATGGTAGCGTCAATCAGGACAACATCGACCGGTTGGTGAATCTGGGCGCGCTGATCGCCATCGGGGGCGCGGAGGTCTCGGCGTCGGGGCTGCCGGTGCAGACGCTGGCGGACGCGGTGCGTAGCGACAGCCCGCCGACCCTGCCGATCGTCCCGCCCTCGGTGGCGACCAGCCCGCAGGAACTGGCGCTCGCCAGCAACCCGGCGAACACCACCGTGACCGGCCCGCTGCCGGACGCACAGTAGACGAGCGAGAGTAGGCGATGGTGGTCACGGCGGCACAGGTCCAGGCCATGATCATGGCGAAAGTAGGCGATACCCCCACCGGGACGATCGCCGCACTGCTGCCCGTGATCTGGGCGAGCTACGCGGACAAGGCGCAAGCGTCGCCGCGTTTGCAGGCGCTCTACACGCAGCGCGAGGCGTTCGATATTCGTGTCGGGGGCTTGCAGGCGGTCGTCAACACCACGATCGACGGACTCTCCAAGCAGGGGCACCAGCAGATCGACACGCTGGTTGCGCTGCGGAAGGCGACCCAGGACGAGATCACCGATGTTGAGAAGAAGTCGCGCGGGATGCGCGGCGCGGCGCTGCAACCGCTGACCAACGTGGCGATCGAGACGCCGCCGACCGGGCCACGACCGTTCGGGCCGATCGACAGTAACAGTCCTGAGATTGGCGGTGATCCGTACTACCGCACCAATGGCACGACGAGAGGATGGTGATCATGCCTGACGAGGGCACACAGCGCGTCGAGATCGTCAACGATCAGAGCGGCGAGCGGTACGGCGTCACCGAGGATGCCTACCGCGAACGCTACGAACGCCGGGGCTTCCGTATCGACCGCTTCGAGGACGGGCGACCCTACGCGGACGTGGACGAAGCGATCGTCGCCGAGGCACCGGCGGAGGCACCAGCCGAGGCGGCCCCGTCGGCCCCGGCCGATCCCGCACCGGGCGAGGCGGCCTAAGTGTCGGCCCTGCTCTTCACCGCCGCCGAGGTCGCCCAGGCGCGCACGGACGCGACCCTGGCGATGCCCGATTCCTGCGCCATCCAGCGGGCGACGCGGACGCGGGACGGCGCGGGCGGCAGCACCACGGCGACGGCCATCCTGGCGACCGTGCCGTGCCGGTTGCGCCCCGCCGGTGGCGGCGACGAGCGGACGATCGCCGATGCCCTGCAATGGGTCGTCGCCTACACGGTCAGCCTGCCCTGGGGCACGGACCTTCGCCCGACCGACACGCTGCTGATCGCGGGGCGCACGTTCCAGGTCGGCGGCGTGCTGCAGGGCGGGGCGTACAGCAAGGACTGCCGGGCGGTGTGCAAGGAGGTCGGCTGATGGTCAGCGTTCAGATCGTCGCGCGCAACCGTTTCCCGCAACTGATCCCGGTGATCAACAGTCGCATCGCGGCGGCGATCGAGGATGGCGCGAACGAGATCGTCGCCATCGCGCAGGGTCTCGTCCCGGTGCGGACGGGCGCGCTCAAAGCCTCCATCACCGCCACGCTCACGGAGATGTATGCGGCCAGCGTCAGCGCCGACGCGGGGCACGCCATCTACGTCGAGTACGGGACGCGCTTCATGGCCGCGCAGCCGTTCCTGCTCCCCGCCGCCGAACTGGTCATGGGCTCGTTCGGGCGCACGTTCGCCGGGTTCGTCGGCGGGATCGGCCTCGCATGAGCGCGTTTGTCGGCACCGAGACGGACCTGATCGACCGCTGGCTCGTCGCCGTGCTCGGCGCGGACGGCTCGGCGGTCTACGCCGACCTCGCGGACGAGGACGCGCCCTACCCGTTTTACGCCTTCGCCATGCTGTCGGGCGGGGCGGACACGCTCGGGGTGGGGCAGGCGCGGATCATGGCCCGCCCGCTCTACCTCGTCAAGGCGACCGTCATGGGCACGTCCTACGACGCCGCGCGCCCCGCCGCCAAACGCGCCGACCAACTCCTCCACGGGGCGCGCAACGTCGCCGTACCGGGCGGCCTGATCCTCTCCTGCACGCGGGAGGCCCCGTTCAAACTCGCCGAAGTCGCCAACGGCGTCAGCTACCGCCACCTGGGCGGGATGTACCGTTTCGAGGTCCAGGCGACGTAGCCCGGACACCTAGCACAAAGGAGTGCGAACCATGCCAGAGCGCGCCACAGTTACCCAGGGAGTGCAGTTGGGCATAGAGGCAGTTCCGGGGGCGCTGGTCCCCGCGACTCGCCGCTTGCAGTCGATCTCCATCGAGCCGGAGATCATGGCCGAGACGAACGCCTTCCGCCCCTACGGCACCAAGTACGACGCGGTGGTGCCGGAAGGGCGCGAGTGGTCGGCGGCGACGGTCGTCGGCATCCCGACGTTCAACGAGTTGCAGTACATCCTCGCGTCGTGCTTCGCCAACGCCACGCCGACGCAGATCATGGACGGGGCGACGCCGACCGGGGCGTGGCGCTGGCAGTTCCAGCCGTCCACCACGACCGAGGACACGCCGCAGACCTACACGGTCGAGCAGGGCTCGCCGGTGCGCGCGCAGCGCTTCCCGTACGGGATCTTCTCGGAGTTCGGCCTGACCTGGAGCCGCCAGAAGTTCGACCTGAACGCGACCATGTTCGGGCAACGGCTGCAGGACGGTGTCACCATGACCGGCAGCCCGGTCAGCCAACCGCTGATCCCGATGATCCCCGCGCAGATCGACACCTTCCTCGACGACACGCCCGGCGCGCTCGGCACGACCAAGTTCCTGCGCGCCCTGTCGGGCAGTTTCAAGCTCGCCAGCAAGTTCGGCCCGTTGTGGACGCTCAACACCGCCAATCCGTCCTGGGCGGCGCACATCGAGACGCTGCCGAAGCTCGACCTGGGGATCAGGGTCGAGGCCGACGCGGCAGGCATGGCGCTGCTGAACACCCTGCGCGCCGGGGCGACCAAGTTCGTGCGCGTCCAGGTGACCGGGCCGCAGATCTATGCCGCGGCCACGGTGATCGCGTCCGCGCCGCCCGCGCCGACCCTGACGACCGCCACGACGGGCGGCACGATCGCGCCGGGCACCTATCAGGTGGCGCTCAGCTACACCAACGCGACCGGCGCGACCGTCGTTGGCCCGACCAGCACCATCGTGGTCCCGGCGGGCACGGCGACCAACGCGATCAACGTCGCGGCGGTCACCCCGCTCCCCGCGAACGCGACCGGGGTGGCGGCCTACGTCAGCCAGGCGGGCGGCGGCGTCCTGTCGCTCGGCACCATCACGCCGACCACGGGGGCGGCGGCGACGATCACCGCCATCCCGGCGGCGGGGAGCGGCGCGGTCCCGGTCATCAACGGCACGGGGCTCATCAGCAGCTACCTGTTCCAGCTCGACATCGCCGCGAAGATCGTCAAGGCGAACAAGTTCGCGGACGATGCGGGCGTCTACGCGATCGAGTGGCCGTTTGTGGGGGTCCACGACCCCACGTTCGGGCGGGCCATCCAGGCCACGCTGATCAATACGCTGAGTAGTTTGTAAAGGCGCTGAGGCGGCGACGGGCGGGGGAGACATGCCCGTCGCCGGAGGGAACACGAGCGATGCAGCACCGTGGGCTAGACGACAAGGCAGCGTGTGCGGTGTTGTCACTATTCCAGAGCCAAGGACCGGAGTTCGATCAGCGGCTGGCGGCATTGCTAGTGGGGGAGAGCGAGGACGACATGAAGGTCCGGCAGATCATCGACCAGCGGTGCGAGGCGTCGTTCGAGTGGCAGGGGGAACCGGTCAATCTCGTCTTCCGCCCGTTCACCAGCGCGGCGCTCGAAGCGGCGGGGCTGGGCACCGACAAGGCGGTCACGGGGGGCGTGGCGGACTTCCTGGCCCGCTCGCTGATGGACTGGGACGTGGAGGGCGACAACGGCAAGCCCTACCCGCTCGACTTCGATAGCCTCAATGCGCTGCCCGTGGCGTTCAACGTCGCCGCGATCAACGCGGTCGTGAGCGGCATGACGGTCCCTCCGACACCCGGACAGGGATCAGGCGGCACCTCCTGACGGGGGGCGAACTCGGCGGCCCCCTGCCCGACTGGTACGTGCTGATCCGGGCGGCGCGGTATCTGGGGGTCACGCCGTGGGAACTGGACGCGCAGCCGACGATCTGGCGCGATTGGGCGCTGGCGGCGGAGGGCGCCGAGGACGAGGCGCGCGAGGCGGCGCAGCGCGCGCCGGTCGCCGATTGACGACGCAGGGGAGGGGATGCGCCATGACGACGGAGCGACGGTGCCCCCGTTGTGGCCGCCCGCTGCCGGCGGAGGCGTACTACGCGCGGCTGCCGACCGCGCCGGACCGCGAATCAGCCTACGTGGTGCGGCACGCGGTCCGCGACGACCAGGGGCGCAAGGTCGGCACCTGCGTCGGCTACGCGGGCGCCGCGACGGCGCGAGAGTCCGCGCGGCAGGCACACGTCGCGTAGGCGGGCACAGCAGGAACGCAGCGAGACGACACCCCCCGGCCATCAGGGCGCGGGGGGTGGCTTGCGTTGCCGCCCTCGTGGCTTACGCTCGCGGATATGGCGGTCAATTTCTGTCTCGGTGATCCACTTCGGGCGCTTCGTTCCGGGGAGTGTCGTCGTCGCGATCTTCTTGTCGCTGATCAGCCGACGCACCCCTCCGACGCTCATGCGAAGCAGCAATGCCGCTTGTTCTATTGTGTAATACCCGCGCAATTCTTCCATGTCATTATGTTACGCGATACTGCGTGAATATTCAACCCCAAACCTCTTGACAAATCACGCATAAGAGCGTAATATAGATACATAGACGAGGGACGGACCGCCGGGAAGCAAGTACCGCCCCTCATGTGACCGCGAAGCCACACAGGAGAGTCTAACATGACCGCAACGACCACCGCCCGCCCCGCCCTCCGCTTCGTCAGCGCCGACACCACGACCGGGATCGTCGCCTACGCCGTGGCGAGCCAGCACAACGCCGCACGCACGAACATCATCAGCCTCGACACGACGAACGGCGATACGTTCTGCACCTGCAAGGCGAGCGCGTGTCACCACACCTGCTGGCACACAGCGGCGATTGTCGAGGCGTGGGCCGTCGAACTGGCGACACAGGGCGTCGTCTGGCTGACGGACGCGCAACTGCTCCGCTACGGGCGTAAGCACCGCCTCTGCGTGGACACCTACCAAGCGCGCACCGGGCGCAGTCGTATCGAGGATCGGGTGGCGTTGCTGGTGGCGCGGGTCGAGTACCGCCGCCGCCGCGCGCTTGGCCTGATCCAGCGCGTCTCGGTCGCGGTGGCGGCATAGTCATGAACAAGACCGCACCCTGCACCGCCGCCGACGTGCTCGTCATCCTGGGCCGCGAGCGCTTGCTTGCCCTGAGCGCACAGACCGGTCAGACTTTCGGGATCGTGGTCCGCACGATCGTCCGCGCGGTGTGTGACGAGTCTATCAGACGCCGCTACCTCTCCTACGCTGTCCGCAACTGGGATGGCGTCGGCATGCTTAGGCTCGCCGAACTGCTCTACGATTACGGATTCGACGACTAGGCCACACACGGGGCGCTCCGACCGGCGAGCGCCCCGACCACCCACGAAGGAGCACGTGATGGGCTTTCGTTTCCGCCGCGCCATCAACCTGGGCGGCCTCGCCCGTCTGAACCTGGCGAAGTCCGGGCCGAGCGTGTCCGTGGGCGGTCACGGCCTGCGCGCGGGTGTCGGACGGCGCGGGCTGCGCCTCACCGCCGGGATCCCCGGTACGGGCGTCTACTCCACCACATTGCACCGTCCGCACGGCGCGCACCGCACCGCCAATCCGCGCGTCGTGCGCTGCTACTACGCCCACCGCCCCGACATGCGGCACCTGGCGACCGTGCTCGCGGGGACCGGCTGGCACGTCGCCCGGGTCTACCAGCAACCCATCCCGCGCGGCTGGCTCGCCCGGCTGTTCCTGCCGACTCGGCTGCGCTGGGTCGTGGAGTTCCGCCGCTGATCGCGCCGCACTGCTACAATCCCCACCGGGATTACCCTGGTGGGGATTGGTGCGTAAGGGAGGCAACATGTGGCGCGCAATCGTCGTCGTGTTCATCGTATTCACGCTCACAGCTTGCGGCACGGCTCCGGCGGGGTCAAGCACGGACCCGGCGAAACCGACGAACACGCCGAAGCCTGAACAGACCGCCAAGCCGACCAATACGCCCGTACCACCGAAGCCGACCAATACGCCAGTCCCACCGCCCAAGGTCTACGGCCTGAACGAGCTGGCGAGCGTGAAGAACTGGGATCTCGCCGTCGCCGCGATCGATCGTCCAGGCAAAGAGTTTGTGTGGTCGGACTTCAACAACAAGACCCTCGCTGCCGGAACGTGGTTCATCGTCGCGCTCGACATGAAGAATACCGGCAACGCGAACTTCGGGGTCAACACCAGCGATTTCGAGATGCGCGCGGTCGGTGGCGTTACCTACAACCTTTCCACACAGGCCGGTGTGTACTCCTATCCGTTCTATAAGAAGGGTCAAGACATCGGGGGGCAGGTGCCGCCCGGTGTGGTCGTTCGCTATTACCTGATCTTTGATGTTGCCCCTACAGCGACCGATCTGCAACTCGTGTTCAAGCAGGATAAGCATCCTACCTTCGCGGTCGGCAACGCCGCCCCCTAGACAAACCCGAACAGTCGTGCTACGGTAGGTAGCAGCAACGCGAGCGCATGCACCGCCCTCGGGCGGGGGACAGGCCGGTTGCTCCGATTCTCGGTTGGTATCCGCGCGATACCGACGAGTTGGAGCACCCGGTCTTTTTCGTGCTTGCGAGTCGCCGCATGGCCGTCACCGCCGCCGAGTTGATCGTCCTGGTGCGCGCCGAGGGCGTCGCCGAAACCGCCTCCGCACTCGCGGGGCTGAGCGCGAGCGCGGACGGCGCGGCGCTCGGCCTGGGCGCGCTGGCGATCGCCGGGGCGGCCACGATCGGGGCGCTGGGCGCGAGCGTGGCGGCGGCGTCCTCCTTCCAGACCACGCTACAGAACGTCCAGAACAACACGACGATGACGACCGCCGATCTCGGCGTCATGCGCGATGCCGTCCTGCAACTGGGCGCGGCGACCGGCGCACCCCTCGACAATCTCGCCACCGGCTTCATGAAGGCCATGAACATCACCAACGACACCGCCGCCTCGATGGACATCCTGAAGATCGCCACCGAATCGGCGGTGTCCACGGGCGGCAATGCGGCGGATACCACCAGCATCCTCGCCAATGCGATGCACGAGTACGGCGCGGACGTGAGCACCGCCGCGACCGCGCAAGAGCGGCATAACGAAGTCCTCGCCAACGCGACCCGCTATATGAATGTCTTCCATCTTTCGGCAGCCGAAGGCAACATGACCTTGTCCGACTTCGCGGCGTCGTCGGGCAAGAGTATCGGGATCGCGGCGAACCTGGGGGTGAGCGTCGAGGACGTTTCCGCCGCGTTCGCCACGCTGACGAAACATGGCTTCGATGCCGCGCAATCTGGCACACAAGTGACAGATATGCTTACACATATGATCAACCCAACGAAGGCTCAGCAGAAAGAATTGGCCAAACTCTCCCACGCCACCGGGGTCGATCTGGTCGCGGATTTCAGCGCGGCGGGCTTGCACGGCAAGGGGCTGGCCGGTGTCCTCGGCGACGTGAAGGAAGCCTACGTCAAGATGGGCCTCTCGGAGGCCCAGGCCGAGCAAGAGTCGATGAAGCTGATCAATGCGCAACGGGGCGGCCTCGGCATGGCCGTCCTGCTTGGCACCGGCGCGGAGGATTACAAAAATATCCTCGCCGACCTCACCAATCAGCAGAAGATCGCCTCGGTGACGCAAGATGCGTTCAACCGCTCGCAGGAGACAGCGGGTTTCCAATGGAACCGACTGAAGGTCCAGGTCCAGGAACTTGGCATCGCGCTCGGCGCGGCCATGTTGCCCGCGCTCACGCAGGTGCTGACCGCTATCAACTTGATCATCCCGGCTTTGATCAAATTCACCGAGGCGCATGCCGGGATCATCGCGGCGGTCATGGCGGCGGCGGGGTCGTTCGCGGTCCTGGTCGCCGCGCACGCGCTGCTGGCCCCGTCGATCGGCGCGGTGATGGAGGCGCTCGGCGCGGTGACTGCGGTGCTGACCGGCCCGTTCGCCCTCGCCCTGCTCGCGGGCGGGCTGCTGGTCCGCGCCTACGCGACGAACTGGCACGGCTTCGGGACCGCCGTGAATGGCGCGGTGGACGTGACCAAGACGGCGCTCGCCGGGCTGGTCGCCGCCTTCCGTACCGGCGACTTCAACGCCGCGTTCGGGACGATCATCACCGCCGTGGACAAGGCGTTCGGCGCGCAGGCGGCGGGGAAGGTGACGCAGTTCACGTCCACCGCGCTACGCGGGCTGCAACTCTTCCGGGACACAGTGATCACCGTCACTGAGGCGTTGCGCGGCGAGTGGGTGCCGTCCGCCGCGATCCAGCCGTTCGTCAACGCGGTCGGGATCGCCACGACCAAGGCGCGCGAACTGGCCGAGGCGGCGAGCACCCTGCTCGCGCCCGCGCTGGCCTTCCTCCGCGAGCACTTCCTGGCGATCAGCACCGTGGTCGGCGTGGCGATCAGCGCGCTGCTGGGGATGCCGCTCGCGCTGCTCGCCGTGTGGACGGGTGTCAAGCTCCTGGCGGTGGCCTGGGCGGAGGACTTCCACGGTATCCGCGCGATCACCGCCACGGTGGCGGCGGCGATCGGCACCGTGCTGGCGACCCTGGGCGGGACATTCTCGACGCTCGGCACGGCGGTACGGGGGGCGCTCGACGCCGCAGGCGCGCGTCTCTCGACATTCGGGACGCTGATCCACGACACGCTCGGCAACGCCGTGACCGTCGCCGTGAGCGCCGTGGGCGCGACGTTCTCGACGCTCGGCACCACCGTGAGCGGGGCATTGTCCACGGTCGGCGGGGCGTTCTCGGCGTTCGGCACGACCATCCATAACAGCACCGCCGGTATACGCGATCTGGCCTCGACCATCGGCGCGGGATTACACGGCGCGCTCACGGCGCTCGCCGGTATCCTCGGCACCGTGGGCGCGGCGTTCGGCGCGACCAGCGGCTCCGCGACCGCCATCGGTGCGGCCTTCCAGGCAATCGGCACCGCCGCACGCACGAGCGTGACCGCCCTGGGCGAAGTGGCGACCGCCCTCGCGAACATCGTGCGGCAGGGGGTCGGGGGCTATTTCACCCTGCTCGGCATGGCGATCCAGCCGCTGTTACCGCTACTCGGTCAACTCGCGCAACTCCTGGGCGGCGCGCTGGTGGTCGCCATCGGTGTGGGCATGGGCGCGATCGGCGGGCTGGCCGGGTTCCTCACGAACACCCTGGCCGGGGCATTGCGCATCGTGACCGGGACGCTCGAGATCGTCTCGGGCGGTATCCAGATTTTCGCCGCCATCCTGACCGGGGTGATCAACGTCGTCACGGACCTCATCCACGGCAATTGGACCGCCGCATGGCACGACGCCGGAACCGCGCTCAGCAAGGCGTTCGACGGCATGAAGATGCAAGTCCTGGGCCTCGCCGACGTGCTGATGGGCGCGTTCCAGACGATGTTTGGCAGCATCCTCGGGGCGGTCGGCGGCTTCGGTGCCACGGTGGTCGGCTACTTTGCCGACGTGTACCAAAAGACTACCGGCCAGACGGCCCCGTGGGCCGCAGGCATGATCAAGTCCTTCCAAGACCTGAGCACGCAGAGCATCGGCACCACCCAGCAAATGCACGATCAGCTTGTCCATTTGCTCGACATCGGCCCCGAAGTGACCGCGAGCGGCTCCGCGTTCAGCGGGTGGGGCGACAAACTCCGCGCGGCATTCGGGGGCGTCGCCACCGCGATCGACAGCACCACGACCGCGATCCAGGGGTATCGGGAACGTGGCGCGGACTTCAACAACACGATCAGCGGGATGGGCACCGCCGCCCTGGCGCTGGCGAGCAGCATGAATACCGGGGCCGCCGCCGCCAGCAATTACGACAAGGCGCTCCAAGGGATCGGCACGAAGGGCGGGGAACTCAAGGGCTACCTCTCGACGTTGCAGTCGCAATGGGACGCGCTCAACGTCGCCACCGAGAACGGGACGCATGTCACCGCCGCACAACAGACCCAATACCAGCGGCTCGCGCCGTCGATCGAATACCTCAACGGGGCCGTCGGGGCCAATACCGATCAGACCGTCGCCGCGACCATCGCGGCGACCAGCCATGTGGCGGCGATAGACAATGTGGTCGTGGCGACCGACAAGGTGGGGCAGGTGGCCGCCACGACGGCCATCGCCACCGACAAGGTGGCGGCGGCGGCAAACAACGCCACGACGGCGAACACCGCCGCCGCCGTCGCGACCACCGCCAACGCTACCGCCAACAGCAACGCGGCGGGGGCGACGGACAAGGCCACGACCGCTACGAATGGGGCCGCGACCGCCGTGGCGACCACCACGACGGCGATCTCCGCCAATACCATCGCGCTGGCGGATCAGGGTGCGAAAATGGGCACGGCTGCCGTGGGGCAGGCCGTGATCAAGACGGCGATGGAAGCGACAGGCAAGGCCGCCGCCGCCGCCGCGACCCAGGTGGATACCCTGACGGCAGCCATCGGGAAGGTGCCCACCACGCTGACCGTGACGGTGACGACGCCGGGTGCCGCCGAGGCCCCCGCCGCGATCAACGCGATCACCACGGCGGTCGCGACGGTCCCCAAGTCGTTCACCGTGACCGCCGTGGTGGACACGTCCGCCGCGCTGGCCGCGATCGCCAATCTCGATGCCCACATGCCGCACTCACCCGCCAAGACCGGGCCGTTCAGTACGCTCCCGAACTGGAACGCGCTTTTTTCCGCACTCCCCGCCGCCTTCAACAGCGCGGGCGCGGCGTTCGATGCGTTCGGCGCGACGGTTGGCCCGAAATTCGCCAACGCGGGGCGGATGGCGGTCCAGGGGCTGACGAACGGCATGAACGCGCTGGGGTCGTCCGCCGCCGATGCCGTCGTGGGCCTGGCGGCGGGCGTCAACGACGCCGTGGTCAACTTCTTCGAGATCGCGTCGCCCTCGAAGAAGACGCACGCGCACGGCCGGGCGGTCGCGCAGGGCTTGGCGGACGGCATCCGGGCACATGCGCCCGCCGTCCACGCGGCGGGGCACCACACCGGCACACAGGCGGGCGCGGGCATGGCCGCCGGGGTCAAGGCCTCCACGGCCAACGCCGCCAAGGCCGCCGCCGACCTGGCCGTGGCCGTCGCGAAGGGGATCACCGACACCCTGGCCGCCATGCACCTCCTCAGCACCTACGACTTCGCGACCGGCTCGCCCTCGGGCGGCCAGTTCGCCATGCTCGGCACGCTGACCGCGCAAATGGTCGCCACGATCCAGGACGCGGCCAAGGGGTTCGGGGACGCCGGACTGAAGGCCGCCACGGCGTTCGCGGACGCCGCCGCCAAGGTCGGGACGATGGTCAAGGCGGCGCTGACCGGGCTGCAAGACCTCGCCAACTACGACTTCAGCAAGGGGATGCCGACCGCGCAGCAGCTGGGGATGCTGACGACCCTGACCGTCTCGCTCGTCCAGACGATCCAGGATGCGGCGGCGCAGTTCAACGACCTCGGGCTGAAGAGTGCGACCACGTTTGCCGAGGCGGCGGGCAAGGTCGGCGGCATGGTCAAGAACGCGCTCGCCGGGCTGTCCGAACTCGCCAACTTCGACTTCGCCAAGGGCAGCCCGACCGGGGCGCAGCTGGGGATGTTGACCACGCTCGTGGTGTCGCTGGTGCGCTCGATCCAGGACGCCGCGACCAGCTTCGACACCGCAGGGTTGAAGGCCGCGACCACGTTCAGCGACGCCGCCGCCAAGGTCGGCGGCATGGTCAAGAACGCCCTGGCCGGACTCAAAGAACTGGCGGCGTTCGATTTCGCCGGAGGGACGCCGACCGCCGACCAGCTGGGCGTCTTCGCCGCGTCGGTCGCCGCCGTGGTGCGTGCCATCGAGGACGCGGCCGCGGGTTTCACCGGCCCCGGACTGGCGGCGGCGACCGCCTTCAGCGACGCCGCGAGCAAGGCGCTCGGCATCATCAAAACCGGGGTGGCTGGGCTGACCGCGCTGGCGACGTTCACCGCCCCGAGCGCGGCGGCGATCGATGCGTTCGTCGTCGCCGTGCGGGAACTCGTCGCCAAGTTCGCGGTCGCCGCCGCGTCGATCGGCACCGATGGGGTGACCGCAGCGACGGCGTTCGGCACCGCCGCCAATACCGCCGTGCATACCATCAAGACCGGGATCGACGCCTTCAAGGCATTCAAGGATATGCGTGTCCCGTCCGCCGAGGCGATCGACACGCTCGTGGTGGCCGTGACCTACGTGGTCGGCAAGTTCCGCGACATGGCCGACGCGATGGGGCACGACGCGCTGACCAAGGCCCAGGCGTTCGGCACCGCCGTCGAGACCACCGCCAAGAGCGTCCAGACCGCGATCGGCATCTTCAAGAGCCTCACCGAGCCGCCGTTCAAGGGCGCGCTGACGAAAATCATGACCGAGTTCAACGGCGATTTCGACGGCGCGCTCGCCATGATGATCGAGGCGCATGGCAAGGCCGCGCAGTTCGAGACCGAAGCGCGCATGTACAAAGAGGCCATGCTGAACGCGGCGACCTCGATCGCGGCGGGGAACGCCGCGCTGGCGAACGCGGCCCTCCCCGGCAATAGTCTCGGGAAGCAGATGACGGCGGCGGGGCAGAACCTGGGCGACGCCTTGCACGATGCGGTGCGCGACACGTTGCAGATCAAGTCGCCGTCGCAGGTGATGGCGAAGGTGGGCACCCAGGTCGTGCAGGGGCTGATCCAGGGCATGAGCGCCACGGCCCCCGCCGCCGTCGCCGCCGCCGCCGACGCGGCGAGCAAGGTCGCGGCGGCGATCTCGGCCACGTTCGACGCGCTGAGCAAGGTCGGGAGCTTCCGCGAGACCAGCATGGCCGGGCTCTACGCGCTCGGGAAGGCGCTGCGCGCGGCGGTGGAGGACTTCGCCCTGATCGCCGAGCAGGTCACGCCCGCGCTCGCGGCGGCGGCGGGGCTCTTCGCCGAGGGGGCCGGGAAGGTGGCCGCGACGATCGGGGCCGGGGCGGACGCCTTCGCGAAACTCGCCACCTACGTCAACCCGCCCCTCGCGGCGGTCTACGCGTTCGGCAAGATGCTGCGCGTGGTCGTGGCGGATGTCGCGCTGATCGCCGAGCAGGTGACGACCGAGGCGGCGGCGCAGGCGGGCAAGTTCGCCGAGGGTGCGGGGAAGGTGGTCGCGATCCTCGCCAACGCGGTCGCGGGCTTCGCGGCGCTGGCGACCTACCGGGACGTGCCGGGGGCGACGATCGACGCCTTCGCCGCGAGCGTGGGGCGACTGGTGGCGGGGATCGCCGGGGTGACGGGCGGGCTGACGGGACCGGCGCTGACGCTGGCGGCGCAGTTCGCCGAAACGGCGGGCAAAGTCGTGGCGGTCCTGGGCAATGGGGTCGCGGGATTCGCGGCGCTCGCGGCGTTCGTCGCCCCGGCAGACGGCGCGATCGCCGCGTTCGTCCGGGCACTGACGGACATCACGAGCCGCCTGGCCTATGCCATCCCGCAATTTGCCACCGGGCAATTAGCGGCGGCGCAGCTTTTCGCCGATACGGCGAGCAAGGTGGTCGGGATCATCGGGAGTGGCGTGGCGGGCTTCGCGGCGCTGGCGGGCTTCGTGGCCCCCACCGACGGGGCGATCGCCGAATTCGTCCGCGTCCTGACGGACATCACGAGCCGCCTAGCCTACTACATCCCCCAATTCGCGACCGGGCAACTGGCGGCGGCGGGCCTCTTCGCGGAGACGGCGGGCAAGGTGACGGCGATCATCGGCACCGGGGTGGCGGGCTTCGCGGCGCTCGCGGGCTTCGTGGCCCCGAGCAATGAGGCGATCGCCGAGTTCGTGCGCGTCCTGACCGACATCACCAGCCGGGTCGCGTGGTTCATGCCGACCTTCGCCAAGGGGCAACTCGCGGCGGCGCAACTCTTCGCGGAGACGGCCGGGAAAGTCACCGCGATCATCGGGGGCGGGGTAGCTGGCTTCAACGCCCTGGCGGATTTCCGCGCCCCGACCATGCGGACGCTGGACGAGTTCGCCTGGTCGGTCGGGCAGATCGTGGCGCGGCTCGTCAACGTCGCCGGGTGGTTCGATGCCAACGGCGTGACGGCGGCGGGCGCGTTCGCGGACAGCGCCGGGAAAATCCTGGCGATCGTCGGCTCCGGCGTGCAGGGGCTGACCTCCCTGTTCTCGTTCGTCGCGCCGGGCCTGGGCGCGCTGGACGCGTTCGCGGGCGCGGTGCGGGGCATGGTGGCGCGCTTCGCCTGGATCGCGGGGACGCTCTCCGGGGACGGCGTGAAGGCGGCGGCGGAGTTCGGCGCGGCGACCGGGACGATCTTCGGGGCGTTGCAGTCCGCGACCGGCTTTTTCAAAAGCCTCAACGGGCTGCTGCTGCCCGACCGGGCGGGGATCGACCGGCTCCTCGCCCCGATCATCGGCACGCTGGTGGCGGTGACGCAGGCGGCGCAGCAGATCGGGGCGGGCGGACTGGCGGCGGCGACGGCGTTCTCCACGGCGGTCTCCGCCGTCTTCGGGGCGCTCAACGCCGCAAAGCCCGCCGTGGCCGGGATGGTGCCGCCGAGCGGGGGTGGCGGGGGCGGCGGGGGCGGGGGCGGGGGCGGGATCACGGTGGTATTCAATCAGAACGCACCGATTTACGGCGTGGCTGATCTGCAAGCGGCAGTGGTGAGCGCGGTGATCGAGGCGCAGCGACGGGGGAGGTTGTAGATGCCGACGGTGAGCGCCTTCATCGATTGGTCCGATGCCACTACCTACCTGGGAGCCGGGGAGGACGTGACCGCGCGCGTCCTCGCCGAGCGGGGCATGACGATGGAGCGCGGGCGCGACCAGCTCCGCGCGCTCGCCCCGCCGATGGCCGGGAAGCTCGATTTCGCGCTCGACAATCGCAGCCGGGACTACTCGACCGAAAACGCGGCCTCGCCGCTCGCCGCGCAACTCCGCCCCGGCCACCGCGTGCGCGTGACCGCGACGGCGGCGGGCGGCACCACCTACACGCTCGCCACGGCGCTCCTGGACGATCTGCCGCAGGAACCGGCGCTCGGCGCGCGGTCGGTCGGCGTGCCCTGCCTGGGGATGCTCTCGCGCCTCGCGGGGCAGGCCGTCACCACGGCGGTCTACCAGGGGATCACGACCGACGTGGCGATCCACGCGATCCTCGACGCGGTCGGCTGGCCCGCCGCCGAGCGCGCGATCCAGACCGGGGCGACGATCCTGGCGTGGTGGTGGCTGGAGGCGGTGGACGCCTTCCAGGCGCTGCGGGCGCTCCTCAACACCGAGGGGCCGGGCGCGGCGCTCTACGAGCGCGGGGACGGCTATCTGGTCTTCGAGGATCGGCACTACCGCATCCTCACCGCGCGGGCGAATACCTCGCAGGCGACGATCCGGGACAGCGGGGCGTCGCCGTGGCACGGCGGGCCATTCGCGCTCGCGCCGAACCTGAAAAACGTGATCAACCGGGCGGAGTTGCCGGTGAAGCTCCGCACGCCGCAACCGCTCGCGCAGGTGTGGGCGCTCGGCGCGAACCTGATCCTCGCGGCGAACACGACGACGCGGTTGATCGTGCGCGACGCGGGCGGCGAGCCGTTCATCGAGGCCCTGGTGCCGCAACTCGGCCCCGATTACACGCTGCTCGCGGGGACGGTGACGCTGACCCTCGACCGGACCTCGGGGCGCGCGGCGACGCTGACGCTGGTGGCGGGGGCGGGCGGGGCGACGATCACGGCGTTGCGGCTGCGGGCGCGGCGGCTCGTCGCCACGGAGGTGCGCGTCTACAACACCGTGGACACCAGCGCGAGTCAGGCGAAGTACGGGGTGCGGACGTGGGCGGCGGAGACCTGGCCGGAGATCGACCTGCTGATGGCGCAAGACCTAGCGAACGCGATCGTCAACCTCTACCAGGAGCCGCGCGCCTCCGCGACGATCACCGTGCCGGGCGACGACGCGGCGATGCTGGCGCAGTGCCTCGCGCGCGAGGTGAGCGACCGGATCACGGTGACGGAGGCGCAGAGCGGGCTGAACACGGCGATGACGATCGAGCGGATCGCGCACGCGATCGGGGTGCGCGGGCGGATCGTGACGACGTTCGGCCTCGAAAAGGCCGGGGCAGCGGTGCCCTACTCGATCTGGAACAGCAGTAATTTCGACTCCGCCGTGTGGGGCTTCTAGGAGGACGAGCGATGCCGTGGACACCACCGACGACGATCGTGGCGGGGGCGGTGCTGACCGCCGCGTATGGCAACGCCAATATCCGCGACAACGGCGCCTACCTGAAGGGCGTGATCGACGGGACGGGGACCGACCGGATACCGAGCCGCGCGCTGGGGCTGGCGAGCGCGCGCCGGTCGCAGGGTCAGGTCGTGAGTGTCCCCAATAACACCTACACGCCGCTCTATTTCGACACCGTGGACGGGGATTCCGGCGGGCTGACGAGCGCGTTCACCGACCGCCTGACGATCCCGGTCGCCGGTTGGTACTACTTCGGCGCGACCCTGCTCTGGTACATCAACAGCGTCGGGCAGCGCCACGTCGAAATCTCCCTCAATGGCGGTGCCAACGCCGTGGCCCAAGATCGCAGGCTGGCGGTCGGCGACAGCCAGCGCACGACCAATCTGGCGCTCGGCTATCGCTATTGCTTGGCGGGCGACATCCTCCGCGTCTACTGCTCGCAGACGAGCGGCGGGGCGTTGTCGCTCGATGTCGGGGCGTACGCATCGGCATTCTGGGCGACGCAATATCGCGACGCCAGTTAGGAGTATCCCGATGAGCAAGACGCTGCACTACACGAGGCCGAACCGCCTCGACGCCTTGCAGGACCAGTTGTGGGCGGCGGGGATCAGGCCGGAGCGTGTGACGGGGCTGGGCGACAGTATCACGATCGTCGTGCCGGACGGCGCGGACGTGGCGGCGGTGCAGGCCGTGGTGGACGCGCACAACGTGGCGGCGCTCGACGCGGCGGCGGCACGGGCGGTCACGGACGCGGCGAGCGCGCGGACGAAGGCGGTCGCGGTCGCGACCACGGCGGTCGGCGTGAACGTCGCCGCGCTCACACAGGCCCAGGCGCTCGCGCTGATCGCGGTGTTGCTCTACAAGGCGGGCGCGCTCAATGCCGATGGCACGGTCAGACCGCTCACGGCGTGGGCGTAGGAGGGCTGACGATGCGCTACCAGATCGCGGACGGGATCAGCGACGACGTGCTGGTCTGCTGGCTGGCGTTCCTGTTCGCCAAAAGGAGGTGCAACGATGCGGCATCGTCTGACAGCACGGCGGTCAAAGTTCAGCGCGCGCGTGCGCTACCTGTGGAACGACGCCGACCCCGCGCCGCTCGAACTCCTCTGCGCGGCGTTGGCGATCGGTTTCGCGCTGTACCTGCTCTGGCCGGAAAGCACGCACATGGGTGTGCCCCGACCGCCGTGGTTCTGGGCGGTCGTCATGGGGGTCGTCGGCGTGGCGCAACTCCTCGGCGTGCTGAACGAGTGGCGCATGGCGCGCATGCTCGTCCTGATCGGCGGGGCGGGCTTCTGGGCCGCGTTCGCGGTGATCTATGGCCTCAGCATCGGCACGCCCGCCTGGGTGCTCTACGCCACGCTCGCGGCGGGGCTGATCTGGGCGCTCAGGAGGGTGGTGCGCCCATGACGACCGACGAGTTGACCAAGCTGGCCGGGGTGCTCGCCGTGTTCGTTTCGTCGGTGCTCGGCTTCCTGACCTGGCGGGAGAACCAGCGCAAGGGCACGCGAGAGACGACGCAGCAGCGCGTGGACCGCGAGGCGGCGGAGCGGGACAGCGACCTGAAACGCTACAACGACGGCATGTGGAAGCGCCAAGACGACATGACGAAAACCATCGAACGCCTCGAAACACGCATCGAGTCGTTTGAGACGCGCCTCCAAGCCGAGCAGGTCACCACGAGCGCACTCCGCGCCGACCTGGCGGTGGCGAACGGCACGATCCGCGACATCACCGCACAGAATCAGCGTCAGGGGGTGGAGTTGACCCGCCTGCGCTCGCAGATAACCGCGCTACAGGGGAAGGGCTAT